AGTATTTTAAAGTTTATAATTCTAATTATGCTTTTCGGTTACTTGCCGCCACTGGCAGCTACACCCACCGTTAGCAACAAGGCTACGATAGTAATTCTATTAAAGCGTCTGCATGGCATGGAACTGAAAGAGAACAAAAGCATGCCAAGTCAAAACCGCGCAATTGCTCTAAATTTTCAGACATCCATTTAAATCTATCAAATTGTATGCTTGCTTCAATTTCATCAATATAATAGTAGCACATGGCATTGTTTAATATACATTCCTTGTATCGCTTTACAGATTCTTCTGCTCCTAAATCCTCCACACGAAAAGGGTTTCCCCATTTTGTTGGTCTTCCTACGTATTTCGTGTTTTCTGGTATTCTGTAGCCTTTTGTTCTTTTTCTTTGTACTCTTTTCATCATTATCGGTATTTACCTGCCCAGTTGCTAACAAAGTGTAGCCACAATAGGCGGAAAGTTAATACTAAATTGAAAAGTCAGTGTAATGCTTACTATGGTTACACTCGACCGTTGTGCGTCAGTGGGGGTTTCGTGTTTCAAGTTATCTGTATTCATGTTAGTGAACTACCCACCCACGGCAGAGCCGATAGGTTGGGCTTCCTGCTTCATAGATTCAACTAATGTTGACATCTCCACAGGCTCTACGGACAATTCCTGCCCTGAATAATTGTTAAGAGCAAACTTTTTTATATTTTTCGCTGCTAACAAGTCTCGCTCATTAACTCGTCCACAGCTTTTGCATTCCCAAATTCTATCAGATAATGTTAGTTCTTTGTTGATTACCCCACATTCACAGGTCTTTGAACTCGGTGTAAAGCGTCCAATACGAAGTATGTTTATTCCATACCATTCAGCTTTATACTCAATCATTCGATTGAACTCTCCCCAGCTTACATCTGATATTACTTGAGAAAGACGATGATTTTTCATCATGTTTGATATACTCAAATCCTCTAAACAAATTGTTTGGTTCTCACGAATTAGTTTAGTAGATGTTTTATGTAAAAAATCTTGCCTTTGGTTTGTTATTTTTTCGTGTAACACAGCTACACGCTTATTTGCTTTTTTTCTATTAGAACTTCCTTTTTGTTTTTTAGATGCTCTACGCTGTAATACTTTAAGCCTATCTATTGAATTACGTAAAAACTTCGGATTATCAATAACTTCTCCTTCACTTGTTACTAAAAAATCCTTGATACCCAAATCAATTCCAACTGAATTTTCTTCTGTAACTTTAAGTCTTGAGGGCAAATCTTCACCTGTATCACATAGTATTGAAACAAAATATTTACCAGTTGGGGTAAATGATACCGTAGCCTGTTTAATAGTACCCACTAAATCACGATGCAAATTAATTTTGATACCCTCTTTGAATTTAGGTATAATTAATAAGTTATTCTCTACAATTACATTTTGTGGCACATTGAAGCTACCCCTATTTGACTTCTTTTTGAACTTAGGGAAACCAGCACGTCCTTTGAAGAAGTTAGAGTACGCAGTATCTAAATCAAGCAACGCTACTTGCAAAGATTGTGAATTAATCTCCTTTAGCCAATGGAGTTCTTTTTTAAGGTCAACTAACTGATTCTGTAAATCATATCTTGAAAGATTGACTTTAGAATCAAGATACGCCATTGTTTTAGTTTCCAAAGCAAGGTTATACAAAAACCTAACGCTACCACAATGCTTGTGTATCAACTCTTTTTGAGAGCTGGTAGGATAAATTCTATATTTTCTTGCTTTGTACATATATGCAAATATAACTAATTTTAATCAAACAACAAAAATAATCAAAAAATATTATATCTTTATAACGCAATTCATCCCACCCACACTTCGTGATGAATGGGATTTCTTGCTTAATTCATTTAAAATTACCGCCTATCACGAGTAAATGATGTGACTCTTTTGGAGTAAGTGCCTTTTACAATATTCCAATGACCATACAATTCAGTCCTTAATTTGTCTGCTTTCCTTAACAACTTAGGGTCTAATGACCCAGTTGAATTTTTGATTTGTTCTGAAATTTCATTGAGTTCAGAAACTTTTTTGTCTATTTCTTCATTTTTTAATACCACATTAACAATCTGCAAAGTATCTGGCAAATCGCATTTATTGCAGCATTGGAAATCATTTTCATCATCAAACTTATTTTTCATTTAAGGTATATTTTTTTAAGTTTTTAAATTGTTTTCACTCTATTTCAATCCATTTGTTTGGGTTGTATGTTGTTCCATAGTCATAGAATGTGCTTTGTGCGAGGTTACAGTTTAATGCTATGTAACCTGTTGCTCCGTTTCGATGTTTAGCTATGTTTGCAAAACATAGTCCGTCTGTGGTTATTGTTTCTCCTTTGTAAGATACTTCTTTTATGTCGTAATACTGCGGCCGGTAAAGCATGATGACAATGTCGGCATCTGCTTCTAATGAGCCTGATTCTCTAAGGTCTGAGAGTCTGGGTTCTGGGGGTGTTCGTCCTTCGACGTTTCTGTTTAGTTGTGATAGTGCTATAATAGTAACATCTAATTCTTTTGCAAGGCTTTTAAGTGCTTTTGTGATCTCTCCTAATTCCTGATCACGTGTTTGGCCTCTTGTTTTGTTAGTATTTATCAGTTGGATATAGTCAATTATTAGTAGTTTTATTTTATGATTTGCTTTCCATTCTATTGCTTTACTTCTAATGTCGGAAATGTTTGCAATGCTTTTGTCGTATATGTTTATTGGTGAATTTTTTATAATGTTTGTTGCACGTTGGATTTCCGTCAGTTCCGTATTAGAAATGTTTCCTCGCAAGGTTCTTGATATCGGAACTGATGATATTATTGATTTTAGTCTAAATTCCAATTGGTTTGAGCTCATTTCTAAAGAGATGAAGCCTATTGGTATATTTTGGTTTATTGCCAAATTTTTGGCGATATTGAGTGCCAGGGCTGTTTTTCCCATTCCGGGTCGTCCTGCAAGTATTATAAGGTCGGGGGCTATCAGGCCATTGATGACGTTATCAATGTCTGTAAGGCAAGTTGAAATGCCGTATCTTTTTATTTCGCCCGTCATTATTTTTTTTATTTGGTTAAGGTTTTCGGTTGCGATAGTTTGTATATCTGTCTCATTGTTTAGTTCTTCTTTTAGTTTTAATAGTTTTGTGCTAAAATTATTGATTTCCTCGTCAATATTATACTCGTCGGAGTATGCTTTTTCGATGGCTTGAGAGCACATGTTTATCAGTTCTCGTCTCATCCATCTTTCGATTAGTATAAGGCAGAAGTCGGCGGTTCGATGGCCTGATGCTATTCTTCTTGTTAGTGTGGCTATGTAATATTCACCTCCGATAGTTTCAAGTTTTTTCATCTCTTTCAACTTGTATGTAACTGTTAGCATATCAACATTTTTGCCTTCATTAAAGAGTGTTTTTATTGCTCGGAAGATAATTTTATGGTTATTCAGGTAAAATGTTTGTTCATCAACAAGTTGCAACATTGTTATTAATGCTTTTTTTTCGAGCATGGCTGCTCCTAACACTACTTGTTCAAGGTCTGGTGCTTGGGGTTGGATGTTATCGTATGTGTAGTTTGCTATAATCATTCGTTTCCGGTTAACCATATTTTTTCATGGTTAATTTGTTCTTGAGGTTGTAATTTAGTTTGAATGTTTGTTATTATTTCATTGTTGAATGATTTTTTTCGCAAGTATCTATGTAGGTGTAGTCGTTTAGACTTGTCTGGTGTTGCTTGAACGTATAGTGGTGCATGTTCGATAGATTTCATTCTTTCTTTGTCTGTTAATTTACCCCATTGCAAGATAGCATCTTGTTTATCTACTTTTTTGTCGTAGATATTCCAAATTTCTTCAAATGGAATATTTAGAATTTTATTTTTTGTTGTGTCAATTAGTTTTTGATAATTTTTTAAAAGAGATAGGATATGTTTGTCAATTTCATTAAGCTTATTAATAGATCTTCTGTAATCTATTCTTTTTTTCTGATAGTCAATACATATTTTTATTTTTTTCACGTCTTGGTTTGTCATATTAGATAAGGTTTGAGATGTCGTAGTTTTCGTTTTCTATTTTCAGGAAAGCGTAAATAGTATATTTTAATATTTGTTCAGTTGTTATTTCGGTTGTTATTTTCGTGTCATTATCATTTTCGATATAGGTTGTCCAGAACACGAATTTAACAGACAGGTTAAATCCTTCTTTGTTATATTTTATTGTTTTACTTTGTTCGCCTGTTTTTCTATCAAGGTTATTTAATGCTTGAAGCTCCATTAGCATGACTATTTCGTTTATTTTTTTGGTTAATTTTTTCATTAAGAAAGTTTTTATGCGGCAAAGTTAATGTGAACTACCCACCCACGCCATAGGCGATGGGTTGGGCTTCCTGCTTCTCAGACAAAGGCAACCCTTTATCTCCACAGGCTTGAAATTCTGGCGTTCCACCAGTATTGTTTTTTACAAATGCAAACCGCTTTATATTGTTGGCTGCTAACAAATCTCTATTATGTATCTCCCCACAGGATTGACAAACCCATTCTCTATCGGATAATTTTAACTCCTTGTTTACAACACCACAGGTACACATACGGCTTGACGGCTCAAATTGTCCAATCCTAAGAATATTTACACCATTCCATTTTGCTTTGTATTCAAGTATTTCATTGAATTTACCAATAGATATGTCAGAAAGTGCCTGAGCGAGTTTATGGTTCTTAATCATATTGGAAGCTTTTAGTGTTTCCAAACACAACGTATCGTGTTCGGAAACTAATTTAGCAGTAACCTTATGTAAAAAATCACTCCTCTTATTGGCAACTTTTTCATGCAGAACGGCTAATTTCATAACTGCCTTCTTCCTATTATTGGAACCCTTTACCTTTTTACTTACCCTTCTTTGTTGTTTCTTTAACCTCTTTAATGCACTTCTTAGGTGTTTTGGGTTTTGTATTTCTTCTCCGTTTGATAATACAGCAAATGTCTTAATCCCTAAATCAATGCCTATTGCTTTGTTTTCGTCAATGGTTTTTAATTTAGGTAATTCTTCATTTACTTCTACCAAAACAGATACAAAATACTTTCCTGTTGGAGTTTTACTTATGGTAACCGTTTTAGAATTACCTTCAAATCTTCTGTGTAATTTACATTTTATTGGTTTTTTGAATTTTGGTAATGATATAGTGTTTGTTTCAAAATCTACAATCCCGTTCTGTGGTACTGAAAAAGACTGCCTATTATCATGCTTGCTTTTGAATTTAGGAAACCCTTTTTTATCTCTAAAGAACTTTGTAAAAGCTTTATCAAGGTTTTCTAAACTTGCTTGAAGTGACTGACTATTCACCTCTTTCAACCAACTTGTTTTCTCGGATTTCTTTAGTACCGGTAAATCTTTTTGTATTGTAAATCTTGATAGGCTTTCTTTGGTTGTTTGGTATGCTTTTATCTTTTTATCAAGAGCGTAGTTATATATCCACCTTGAACATCCAAAATGTTTAGCTAAAAGAACTTCTTGCTCTTTCGTTGGGAAAGCTCGATATTTATACGCTCTCAAAATCATAATGCAAAGATACAACTTTATTTTTAGAATATCAAATATATCTTTCTAAAGATGCAATTCATCCAATCCACGCAAGCGATGAATTGGATTTCTTGCTAAATCTTTTTAAAAATGCGTAATTTTATTAAAGGGGTTAAAGGGAATTAAAAAATCACTTTTTTTTAAATTCATCAATTTCAATTGAGAGAAAATTGATAAAGTCATTAATGAAAAATAGTTTAAGTTGGTAAAAGATTTTTTTTACTCCTTTTGACTTGTTAATAATGTTAATAAGTTCTCTTTGTCTCATTTCAGCATTATGTTTTTGCCTTCGTAAATAAGAAATGTTTCCCATATTATTTTTATTTTTAAAGTTATTTAAAAAATAGGTATTTTGTTTGTTTTTAAATTTCGAGTTATGTATTTATTGATCAAGCGTGCCGTTTTAATGTTTGTCTCATTTCAGTTAAGGCCCGTTAGCGGGTTGTTTTAATTCGATTTGACACACCCTTATAGGCAAGTAAGAGAAACCTCTTACCTGCCTGATAACATTCTAATCCTCCTTTGAAAAGCGACCACGTATTGCTTGAACAGTTCCATAGCTTTTCTGTTGCCCGACGTAGAGTTTGTTTATTGCTTCTTTCAAAGTATTAGCCTTAACGGTAACAGGATACCATTTTCCGTTGATTTTTTCGTCTTTGCCTGAATATTTTGCCATGATTAATTGAATTAAATTATTTATAACTAAAATTGTTAATTGTTAATTATTAATTGTTAATTGTTCTGTTTATTTGTTCGGTTTGATTAAAGTGATAACGTTCTTGTTAATTCGTTTTTTACGTCTGCGCCTCGTTTTTTAAAGTCATTTAAGGCGTTTATTGTTCGCTCCTGAATACTTTTTAAAGTTTCACGTTTTTGTATTATTCCAATTGGTATTGCACCACCATTTGGAGCGATTACACTATTTGTGTAATATTTTTCTGGTTTTCCAAGTATGTTAATATCAAATGCAACTTCTGCAATAATGATATGCAAGTCCTCGTACTGAAATACTTTTTTTACTCTTGTAATGTTTGCGTATTTTTTTTGTCCTTCTGTTAATTCAATTTTTTTCATCGTTCAATTATTTAATGTTAATAAAATTGTTTATTCGTTCAATTAGTTTAGTCGTTCAATTAGTTTAGTCGTTCAATTAGTTTAGTCGTTCATAGTCAATGAATATTTAAATTATTTGTAATTTGTTTTTTATTTCGTTTTCCTTGCTTTTTGGGAAGATCCACCCTGCTCCACAACTTAGATTAAAATTAAATCGACCGCCCAAAGATTTTAAAGTATCTTTATATTTTTTAGTATCACCGATTATTGCAATAGCTTTATCTGAATAGTCAACTAATTGCAACCCGTTACATTCAATTTTATGATCTTTTTTGGGGGTTACAGTCACTTTCACAGCTTCATTAATAGTTTGTATCTCTATAGGTTTTTTAATCACCAAACCGCTATATTTTGAGCCCCTTCTGATTTTTGAGCCCTCCCCAATCTGAGTTATTTCGTTTTTTTCAAAATCGTATTTTTGTAGGAATAAAGACCTACGTATTTTTACAACTTGTTCATATTTATAATAATATTCGTTTGTTTTGTATTTTTGCCCCAGTGAGATACAAATATCTCCTTCTTTTAGTTCATACCTTTGCACCTGTTCGCACCCTTCAACTTTATTATTTTGGACAAAATCACGTTTGTTTTTTTCATCTTGTTCCTGTTCCAATCTTATTTTTTCTCTGTAATCATCCCAATATTTTTTTGTTTCGGCTTCCTTTTGTTCCCTTATTTGTTCAACTTCCTGAACAGATACACCTGAAATTTGTTCGATTAAAGTATTTACATTTTTTTCGTAAATTGCATTGATGGAAACAACTAACTCTAAATAAACAACGCCCCAGCTTTTATATGCATATATTCCACAGTAACCAAAAAATAAATTTTTATTTATTCGTTGTTCAATTGCTTTTAATTCGTTTAACTTCTCATTATAATCATCTTTTGTAAAAATTCTAAAAGTTTTTACTGCTGCAAAATCTTTTGAGTTATGAATTGTGGAAAAGCCAAAGTATTTCAATTTTGAGTAAATACTTAACTTTTTTTGGTAGTCAATTGCATCCCATTTAACCCCAATACTTTTGTTTTTGTTTTGAAAAATGTTTTTATAACTACCAATTCTATTGTTTAATAGTTCGCTAAAAATACCATGAATAGTTATTTGCCCGTGATACCTAAAAATATCTATTTTCTTAGATAGTTCATCCAAGCGTTCCAAAGTAGCTCCAGACGTTTCTAATTCGTTCAATATTTCGTCTTTAATAATTTGATCAGGGCAAGTATTTAATTTGTGTTTTTTGTCAATTTGTCCCTTATTTTCTAAAATTGTTTCAATATCTTTTTTCATTGTCTTAAAATTTAATGTTAGTAAAAAAAAGAATTACGAGGCAAAGATAATGTGCCGTGGTGTGTTT